CACTTTTATCAGATGGAATCTATTATGTAAAAAAAGTTGGCATTTCTTCATATACTATTCATACAAATTATTCAGTTTCTTCAGCTTCTTTGATAGATCTAGATGCCTCTGCTTCTGGAACGCACACTTTTACTAGAGTTGGATTTAGAACTGAGACAGATCAAATAGTTGTAGTAAATCATGGATTTACTCAGGGTGATCCGATTCAAATTAATGCTGCAGCAGGTTTAGGTACTCTGACTACTGGACTAACTACAGGATATTATTATTTTGTAGGTTCTGCAACTACTAATTCATTTACTTTGCATGATAGTAGAAATAGTGCTTTGGCTTCTTCTAGTGGAATTATTCTTGATGCAATAGGAATTGGAACTAATGGTAGTGGTATTGTTTCTTTCACAAAACAAAATGTCAGTTTTACGTCAGTTGTTAATACATCCGGTCAACTTCCATCCAATTGGGTAGCAGTAGGTGGTGGTGATATCGATGCTTCCAACATTATTTCTGGTGTAATTAGTCCAACTAGACTTGCTGGATCCGGAAGTGCAAATAATGAAACTTTTTTAAGAGGTGATTCGCAGTGGGCTAAGGCTGTTTCATCGATTGGTATTGGCACCACTCAACCATTTGCAGTTCTTTCAACCTCATCTGAATTAGCTCCAGGTGGAGTTGGGGTTAACACTTATTACGGAAATGTTCAACTTTCTCTTAACAGAGTTCTTCCAACAGTAGATGCATATTCAACTTTAGGTGTTGCTAGATTTAAATCTTCAACATTTACTGTAGGTTCTGACGGCACAGGAACTATACAAATTAAAACATCTGCAGGTGGTGGAGATGTTGATGCTGCAACTCTTGGCGGTAACAACTCTGCATATCACTTAGATGTTACAAACCACCAAGGTACAATTCCAATCACTAGGGGTGGAACTGCTCTTTCTGGACTACCTTCAAATGGTGCTTTATTAATTGGAAATGGTACTGCTTATACTCTTACTACAACTCCAACATTACAGGGTCTTTTAACCACACAATCCATTCTTGTTGGCGCTAACCATGATATTTCTTTTACAACAGGAACATGGACGGGCGAAAAGGCAGGTAAGATTCAATTTAGTTCTAATAATCTTTATTTACAATTTACTACCAGTCTATTTGGTAGAAATGCTAGTGGGACCAATGTACTTACACTTGGCAATGGTGGAGATTTAACAGTTACTGGAGCACTTCAGGGAACTAGATTTACATCAACAGTAACTACGGGAACAGCTCCATTTACAGTTTCTTCCACAACTCAAGTATCAAACTTAAACTCTGCTTTATTAAATGGTTTTGCTTCAGATACTGCAAATACTGCAAATTCTATTGTAAGAAGAGATGCATCCAATCAAATCTTTGCAGGTAGACTTGAACTTTCTTCTGCAGGATCAACAAGTACAGCACAATTAACCTTTAGTGGTACAACAAATAACTGGATCAACTTTAATCAAAATGGTGTTGCAGCTCCTGCATTTACAACAAGAAGTGTTGGCACTAAGATTGTTCTTTATACTGGAATTAGTGCTTCTTCTGCAGATTATGCATTCGGTATTGAAGGTTCTACTTTATGGTCAGGAGTTCCAACTACATCACAACAATTTAGGTGGTATGGTGGAACAACTCTTGCACTAACTTTAAGTGGAACTGGAAACCTAACTGCAGTAGGAACTGTTCAGGGTACTAGGTTAATTTCTACAGTTGCAACAGGAACTGCACCACTCACGGTTACTTCAACAACCGTAGTAACCAATCTAAACGCTGATTTACTTGACGGATTGAATTCTGCAACTGCTGCAACAGCAAACACAATTGTTGCTAGAGACGGTTCTGGTAATATTACTGGTGCCACAATAACTGCAACAACTCACACGGCTGCAACACATAATATTACTGCAGATACTAATAATAGATTTGTTCAGGGAAATCTGTATTTAAGAAGTACATCCCCAACAATTTATTTACGCGATACAGATCACAATGTATCAATGTTACATTGTAATTCTAATGTTTTCTATATTCTTCGTGGCGCAAATGATAGTGAAACTTGGACACAGGTCAACTCAGTATGGCCTATGCAAATTGATCTTACAAATAATAATGCAACATTTGGCGGTACAGTAACTGCTTCCTCTGATGTAAGATTCAAGAAGAACATTGAAACTATTCAAGATGCTCTTGATAAGGTTCTCAACATGCGTGGGGTAACTTTTGAAAGACTTGAGACTCCTGGAACTGAAATTGGTGTCATTGCACAAGAAATTGAAGAGGTTGTTCCAGAAATTGTTACAACTGATCTAAATGGACATAAGTCCGTTGCGTATGCAAATATCACTGCACTACTCATTGAAGCTATTAAAGAACAACAAGTTCAAATTAATGAACTCCGTGATGAAATCAAAAAATTGAAGGGCGAGTGAAAACTTAACTCATAATTTATAAATACCTCTAGGAAACTAGGGGTATTTTTTTATGGCGCAACCATCTAGTAGAGCAGAGTTGAAAGAATACTGCCTCAAACAACTAGGAAAACCAGTTTTAGAAATAAACGTAGATGATGATCAAATTGATAATTTAATTGATGATGCAATTCAATATTATCATGAGCGTCACTATGATGGTATTGATCGTGTATTTTTAAAACATAAACTTACTCCTGCAACTAAGACTGCTTTGTCTCAATCTGGTCCAATTGGATCTGCGACTACATCTCCAAATGTAGTTGGCGCTGGATTGACTTCTCTTACTTATGTTGAAGGTGTAAACTATTTACCTCTTCCCGATTCAATTATTGGTGTTAATAATATTCTTAAAATAAATTCAAGTACCGTTTCTGATGGTTTATTTAATATTAAATATCAAATATTTTTAAACGATGTTTATTATTATGGAGCATTAGATCTACTTAACTATGCAATGGTTAAAACATATCTTGAAGATTTAGATTTTCTCCTAAACCCTCATGCACAAATAAGGTTTAATAAAAAAAATCATAAGTTATATCTAGATATTGATTGGTCACAAGTTGGGGAAAATGAATATGTAATTATCGATTGTTATCGTATTTTAGATCCTGCAGATGCACCGAAACTTTATAATGATTGGTGGTTGAAAAAATATCTAACCGCTCTCATTAAGAAACAGTGGGGTCAAAATATGAGTAAATTTCAGGGAGTTCTACTTCCTGGTGGAGTTCAACTGAATGGAAGACAAATCTATGATGATGGTGTTGCTGAGATAGAAAAGTTAGAACAACAACTCAAAGATGAGTACGAATTACCACCACTGGATCTCATAGGTTGATATGTCACCACTCAATTCTTACTTTTTACAGGGATCTCCGAGTGAGCAAAGACTTATTCAAGATCTAATCAATGAACAACTTAAAATGTATGGTCAAGATGTTCTATACATGCCTAGAAGAATTATTGGTGAAAATACAGTAATTAAAGAAGTTACTGCTTCTAAGTTTGATGATAGTTTTCGTATTGAAGCATACTTAATGAACTTTGAAGGTTTTAGTGGTAATGGAGATTTGTTATCAAAGTTTGGTGTAAGAAGTAATGATGAAATTAATCTTGTAATTTCAAAAGAAAGATATGATGATTTCATTTCTCCACTATTAAAATTATGGCCAGAAAATGAACGAAAACTAGCATATAGACCTCAAGAGGGAGACTTAATTTGGTTTCCACTTGATGAATCTTTATTCGAAATCAAATATGTTGAAGGTAAAAAACCTTTCTATCAACTTAATAATCTTTATGTCTATGAATTGAGATGTGAAAGATTTGAATATGAAGACGAAATTATTGATGTTCCAGAAGTAGATCCAACTGGAATTGAAGTTAATGAATCTATTAAAGATCTCGGAAACATTTATAAAATTCAAATGGTAGGATCTGGGGCTACAACTGCAGTAGCAACTGTAGGGTTTGCAACTACTAATCCAAACTCCAAGTCAGTACAATATATTGATCTAATCAATGATGGTTATGGATACAATTCTGCACCTAAAGTTTCAATTTCAACTGCTCCTATAGGGGGATTGAGCGCAAATGCAGTTGCAATCATGACGAGTAGATCTCCAAACCAAAAACTTGCAATTGATCGAATTCTTATTACAAATCCGGGATTTGGATATACTGAACCCCCCGTTGTTACGATTTCTGGTGGCGGCGGATTTGGTGGGATTGCAACTGCAATTATCAATACTGGAGTTCTCGGTATTGTTGGATTATCTTCTGGTGGAGTTGGATATACTACCACTCCACAGGTACTGATTCAAAGAACATTTATCCCTTCTAGTACGGGTATTTCTTCAAATATCAGAAATGCACAAGCAGAGGCAGTTCTAAATTCAAACGGAGTCGTTGTTGCAGTTCGTTATTCTAATGCTGGCGCTGGATATACATTTACTCCAACAATTGAATTTACAAATCCAACATCAACAACATTTGGTGATTATAAGTATAATGAAGTTGTTACTGGATCTAGAACTAGTACAACCGGATATGTTAAGAGTTGGGATGCCACAAATAGGGTTCTTAAACTTTCTGTTGTTGATGGAAATTTTGCAAGAGGGGAATCTATAGTTGGTGCTGCAGCAAGTTATAAAGTATCAACAGTCCAAACAAATGAATTCTTGGATGCTTATGCTGAAAATATTGAAATTGAAAATGCGGCTGATGTTATTATTGACTTTAGTCAAAAGAACCCATTTGGTGAATACTAAATAATTATTACTCCAGACTAACTCGTAATGATATCAAATTATTTTTACCACGAAATATTGAGAAAGACTATAGTGTCTTTCGGTACACTTTTTAATGATATTAAAATCAAACACAAAGACAATGCAGGGGATAATTTTAGTATCTTGACTGTACCAATTGCTTATGGTCCGGTGCAAAAGTTTTTGGCTAGAATTGAACAAGTTCCCGATCTAAAAAAGAGAGTTGCGATCACTCTTCCCAGAATGTCATTTGAGATGACAGGAATCCAATATGATGCAAGTAGAAAATCTTCTACTATGCAAACTTTTAAAACTGTAGATAAAAGTAATAATGAATTGACAAAGGTTTTTATGCCTGTTCCATATAATGTAAACATTCGACTTTCAATCATGTCGAAATTAAATGAAGATGCATTACAAATTGTAGAACAAATAGTACCATATTTTCAACCACATTTCAATTTAACAGTGGATCTTGTATCAAGTATTGGAGAAAAAAGAGATATTCCAATGATTCTAGAAAGAATCACAATGGATGATCAGTATGAAGGAGATTTTACTACAAGAAGAATTTTAATTTATACTTTAGATTTTACTGCAAAAACATATCTGTTTGGCCCTGTTGGAAATGGAAATGAGTCACTGATCAAACAAGTTCAAGTTGATTATTATACTAATACTAATAGAGTCAATGCATCACGGCAATTAAGATATGTCGCAGAACCCAGAGCACTTAAAGATTACAATAATGATGAAATTACTGTAATTGCAGAGGATATTTCTGAGGACGTTACAGAGTTTGATGTTTCTGATGCAACTGGTTTAGTCACGAATTCATATATTCAAATTGACGAAGAATCTATGTATATCCGTAAGATTACGGGAAATACTTTATTGGTAAATAGGGGTCAAGATAAAACTATTATTACAACTCATGCATCAGGAACTGCAATTAATGTAATTGATAACGCAGATGATGAACTGATAGATTTAGACGATGATTTTGGATTTAGTGAAAGTCGTTATGATTTTAGTGATGGTAAAGTTTATAGTACAACTAAAGGAATTGATGTATGAGTTTTGAAGATATTGATAAAGCTTTAGATATTGAACCAACAGAAATCAAATTAGAAATTGCAAAATCTGAACCAGTCCCTGTGTTAAAAACTCAAGATGTCGATCAACTTCAAAAAGATTATGAGTATTCTAGAGGGCAACTCTATTCAATTATTGAAAAAGGTCAGGAAGCTATTAATGGTATTTTAGAACTTGCACAAGAATCAGATTCTCCTAGAGCTTATGAAGTCGCTGGTCAATTGATTAAGAATGTTGGGGATGTTACAGATAAACTTTTAGATCTCCAGAAAAAAATGAAAGATATTAACAAAGAAGAAAAAGGTGCAACTCCAACAAGTGTCACTAACAATGCAGTATTTTTTGGATCAACTGCAGAACTTCAGAAGTTTCTAAAGAGTTCTATGAACCAAGATCCTAAATAAAAATAGGAAACTTATAGACATAAATGGATAAACTCACCTTTAAAGAGTGGTCTATTCTCGCAGACCTAGAAACTATTGCACCTCTTGGAGAGGATTTTGAGTTTTCAATGGCTCGTGGAGAACTTAAGACCGCAAAAAGTGCAATTGATAGATTGATGCGTCATCTAAAAGGTGAAGGTAATTTGGAAGCTTGGGTTCAATCAAAGATCACTAAGGCTTCAGAGTATCTTGATACTGTAGCTGATCACATGGATGGTGGAGAAGACGAAACTGAAGATGTTTCCGAAATGATCTCAACTTCTGCAGAAACTGGCAGAGCATTTAGAGATATTTCAAGTCCAGAGGATCAAAGAGATTTACAAAAACAGAGAGAAAAAAGAAAAAAACAAAAAGAAGAAAAATATAAAAGATCACTTGCATCTTTAAGAAACGAAACTAGAGAAAAAGGAATTCGTTTTTATGATAAAAAAGGATCAGGATATATTAGAGATGGTAAAAAACAATATGATGAGTCCGTAGAGATTCTTGATGCAAATGGAAACATTTTTGCTCATATTGTAGATATTATTAAAGGGTCTGATTATAAATTCAAAAGTTTTACTCAACCAATAACTGAAGATGCTGTAGAAGAACTTGAGAGTGGACTTAAAAAGTTAGACGATACTTCTTATGATTCCATTGATAAACTAATGCGTGGTATCATGAAAGAACATGGTATGACTGCAAAAGAACTTCATAATGCATTTGTGAAGAAACATGATAAAACTCCCGATGATTGGATTAAAGAATTAAATGAAGAAAACAAGAGTGGTGATAGTTCTTTGCGTGACTGGTTTACTAAGAGTCGTGCTTCTGATGGCACCCCTGGTTGGGTTCAATTGGGTGGTAAATACGAAGGAAAACCCTGTGCAAAACAACCAGGACAAACCACAAAACCAAAGTGCGGTTCCAGTAAAATGAAAGCAGATCTTTCTGATGCAGAGGAAGAAAAAGCATTCCGTCGCAAAAATCAGGAAGATCCAAATCCCGATAGAAAGGGAAAGGCTAAGATGGTTGCAACTGAAGAAAAAGATGCATGTTATTCTAAGGTAAAATCTCGTTATAAAGTTTGGCCTTCTGCATATGCTTCTGGTGCATTAGTGAAGTGTCGTAAAGTTGGTGCTGCAAATTGGGGTAACAAAACTAAAAAAGAATCTTTTGAACTTCAAGAAATGGGTGAAGTTCAGAGATACTGCCCTAAGTGCAAAAAGAATGAAACTATGAAAGAGTGCAGATATGGTGAAGGATATTGGAAGATGTTTTCACTTCCTGCAAGTTTAGCTCCAAAAAAACCACACAGTATTGCAAAGGTTCATCCAGCAAATGAAGCTGTAATTCAACCAGGGCAACTCACAAACGAAGATTATCAACGAATACAATCTACCGGAAATGTTTATACTATACTGTTTTCATGGAGAGGTAGACCCATGATGAATCTTCAACTTTTCTTCCCGAATATGAAGAGACCTTCCAAAGATGATGTAAAAAAAGAAATTGAGAAGTTCTATCCTGGTGCAGTTATCATGCAATGGTATCCAAGTCCTACTGATCCAACAAAACCAATTGTAGTTATTCAAGGTAAGTAAAATGAGTCCCTCTGATATTGAACTTTCCGACATCAATAAAATGTTAGTTTATGAACAACAATCAAGAATTATAGACAAATTAGATGCAGAAGATGCAAGAGAATTTGCTAAAGCTTATTGCAAACTTTATCTACAACAACAAGAAGTAGTTGCGAATTTAGCGAGAATATAATTTATGAGTGATCAGGTCTATCTTGGTAATCCGTTACTTAAAAAAGCTAATGTAGCCGTAGAATTTACACAGGAACAAGTTCTTGAGTTTATCAAATGTAAAAAAGATCCAGTATATTTTGCTAGAAATTATATTAAGATTGTTTCACTTGATCATGGCGAAATACCTTTTAGGATGTATCCTTTTCAGGAGAAATTAATTACCAATTTCCATGAAAATAGATTTAACATCTGTAGAATGCCCCGTCAAACGGGAAAATCGACTACCTGTGTTTCATATTTGTTACATTATGCGGTATTCAATGATAATGTCAATATAGCTATTCTAGCGAACAAAGCATCCACGGCACAAGATCTACTAAGTAGATTACAATTTGCATACGAAAAACTGCCAAAGTGGATGCAACAAGGTATTGTATCATGGAATAAACGATCTCTAGAGTTAGAGAATGGATCTAAAATTATCGCCGCATCTACTTCTGCATCTGCTGTCCGAGGCGGATCGTATAATATCATCTTTCTGGACGAATTCGCTTTCATCCCGAATCACATTGCTGATGAATTCTTTGCCTCTGTTTATCCTACTATATCGTCTGGACAGAGCACAAAAGTCCTAATTGTTTCTACCCCAAAGGGTATGAATCACTTCTACCGCATGTGGCATGACGCCGAACGTGGTAAGAATGAATATATACCAACTGATGTGCATTGGTCTGAAGTCCCTGGCAGGGACGATAAGTGGAAAGCACAGACTATTGCAAACACATCAGAACAACAATTCAAAGTTGAGTTTGAGTGCGAATTCTTAGGATCTGTTGATACATTGATATCCGCAGCGAAACTCAGATCCCTAGTTTATGATGACCCAATTAAAAGAAACGCAGGTTTGGACATCTATGAAGAACCTCAAAAAGAACATAATTACGTTTTAACAGTAGACGTTGCAAGAGGAGTAGAAAAAGATTATTCAGCGTTTACTATTTGTGATACTACAAGTTTCCCTTATCGTCTTGTAGCAAAATATAGAAATAATCAGATTAAACCTATGTTATTTCCAAGTATTATTAAAGACTTGGCTACAGCATACAATAAGGCATATGTTCTTGTGGAAGTTAATGATGTTGGAGAGCAAGTCGGTCAAATTCTACACATGGACTTGGAGTATGATAATGTTCTCATGTGTACAATGAGAGGTCGCGCAGGTCAATTAGTTGGACAAGGATTTTCTGGTAAAAAATCTCAAATGGGAGTAAAGATGTCCAAAAATGTAAAAAAAATTGGATGCATGAATCTCAAAACTCTTGTAGAAGAGGATAAACTTGTTATTAATGATTATGATGTAATCAGTGAGCTTACTACCTTTATTCAAAAAGCAAACTCTTTTGAAGCAGAAGATGGTTGCAATGATGACCTCGCAATGTGCTTGGTTATTTTTGCATGGTTGATCATGCAACCATACTTTAAAGAAATGACGGACAATGATGTTCGTAAAAGAATTTATGAGGAGCAAAGAAACCAAATAGAACAAGACATGGCCCCTTTTGGATTTATTTCTGATGGTTTAGATGATACGGGAAGTTTTATTGATGTTGACGGAGATCTTTGGCATGTTGATGAATATGGTGATATGCAATATATGTGGGACTATAGATAATGAACATAGACGATCAGTTTGAATTAGAACATTTATTTCTTACTGAGCGAAAATGTAGGGTATGTGGAGAAGTTAAAGATCTTATAGATGGATTTTATTTGACTCGTAAAGGCAGAGGAAGTATACCATCTGCATATGCTTATGAATGCAAAATATGCACGATTAAAAGAATTACCGAAAGTAGAAAGAAGTCGCCATCTAGGGTTTTGTGGGAATATCCTGACTGGTAATTTGTTCATTGGCAGTTTCCCCAATGTAAAGTAATCAAATAATAAATATTTGTAGTCAAGTTGAATCTTCTTTAGAGGGAAAGACATGTCGCTAAACTTA